ACCTCGTGATCTGTCACGGGCCGGTCGATTCTGTCCAGGAAATTATAGTGGGCGACCGAACCGCATGGAGCGGGAACGTGACGGCCTCGCAGCAAATCTACATCAACGCACCGGAGTTGTTCGGCGGCGAGAGGAAGGAGGGGGGTGTCCAGGGTTACGTGGACATCATGATGGGGGAATCGAATCAGGGCCCCAACAGTTACCTCCAATCCAAACTCGGCACGGTCATACCCGCTTTCCGGGGCGTCCTGTCCCTGGTCCTTCGGAGGGTGTACGTGTGCGCCATGTCCCCGTATCCGAAGGCCTGGGCGCTGAAGGTGAAGCGCCTCCCGGGCAAGGCTTGGTACCCGGAGAAGGCGGACATCAACGGCTCCGCGAACCCTGCCCACGTCATCTATGAGACGCTGACGAACCCGGACTGGGGGATGGGATACCCGATCAACGCCCTGGATGACGCCGCCTTTCGCGCTGCGGCGGACACACTTTACGCGGAAGGCTTGGGCGTGTCGATGATCCTGACCAAGCAGGACTCCATCGAGTCCTTCATATACACGGTGCTGGGCCACTGTAACGGAATGTTGTACACGCGACCCGACAATGGTCAATTCGTGGTGAAGCTGATCCGCGAGGACTACGTGGTGGCAAACCTCCCGCTGTTCAACGAGTCCAACACGATCCGGCTGGAGTCCTTCGAGCGCCCAGGCTACGCGGAAATTGTCAATGAGATCGTGGTGACCTACCGTCCACAAGGCTCCACTGAGGACGATTCCGTGACCGTCCAGGACCTCGCAGCGATTCAAGCCCAACAGGGCGTAGTGAGCCAGACGGTGAATTATCCCGGGATCGACACCGCGGAGAACGCGGCGAAACTGGCCATGCGCGACCTCCGCCAGAAGTCCACCCCCTTCGCACGCATCCGCATCCGGGTGAACCGGAACGCATGGAACCTGACCCTGGGGGACGTGTTCCGCTTCTCCTGGAGTGAGCACGGCCTTGTGGACATCGTGTTCCGCGTCTTCGGGGTGAACTACGGCGAGCTGACCAGCGGCGAAATCGTGGTGGATGCGGTTGAGGACATGTTCGGCCTTCCGTCCTCCACGTACATCGGCAACCAGAGTTCGGGCTGGGTGGACCCGGTTCAAGCGCCCAACCCGTTCACCCTCCGCCGTCTGGAGGAGGCGAACTATTGGGACTTGGCGAACAGTCTGCCCTCGGGCGACTTCCAGGCGCTGGACAACACCTCCGCCTTCCTGATCGCCCTGATGGGCGAGCCTGCCCAGTACCTCCAGAACTATGAACTGTGGACGAAGCCCACGGGCGGGTCCTACGCATACGCGGCCACCGGCGACCCCGCGGCGCATGCTACGCTGACTAACGCGATCACACCCATACAGACCTCCATCCAGCTGTCCGACCTGTCCTCCCGCACAGAATTTGCGCGGACGGGGACCTATGCGCTGATTGACGACGAAATCGTGCGCGTGGACACTATCGACCTGGCGAACGGGATCGTGACGGTGGGTCGAGGGTGCTTGGATACCGTCTGCGCGGAACACGCAGCCGGGGCGCGGTTTTGGTTCGCGGAGGACGCCCGCGTGCGCGACCGTCTTGAGTATAACAGCGGCGAGACCATCGCCGCGAAGGGCCTGGGCCGGTCCGGGGTCGGCATTCTGGACCTGTCCATTGCGCCGGAGGACTCGAAGGAGATGGTGGGCCGTTTCGCACGCCCCTACGCTCCGGGGAACTTCCGGGTGAACAGTCTCCAGTATCCTTCGGCTATCCTCGGAGGTCTGAGCCTATCTTGGGCGCACCGCGACCGGACCCAGCAGGTGGTCCGTCCGATTATCGACCACACCGCGGCGAACATCGGCCCGGAGCCGGGGGTGACCTACCGCGTGGACATCTACGCGGCCAACGGCAGCACGCTCTTGAAGTCGGAGTCGGGCCTGACCGGCACCAGCTGGACCTGGACCAACGAGGCGACGGAGAACACCGCGGGCCGGAACCGGATCAAGGTCACGGCGGTCCGCGACGGCATGGACAGCTACCAATCCCATGATTGGTACGTGGATCGGGCCGGACTCGGGAACAATCTTGGAAACTATCTTGGAGGTTTGTGATGGCTATCAATAATGGCCCGAACTTGGGTATCATGGTGAATGGCGATCTGGGGGACCAGCACTACAACCAATTCATGTCTTTCCTCCGTGCGGTGGACGGCCTTCTCATGGGCCACGCGAAGTCCGCGACCACGACCGCCCAACCAGCTTCGCCCGCGGACGGGGACGTGTACGTGCTCCCGGCGAGCCCGACCGGCACGAACTGGTCAGGGCAGGGCCAACGGATCGCGCGTTATTCGAGCGTGGCGACGGATTGGGAGTTCTTCTTGCCGAAGAAGGGATGGACCATTTCCGTGGAGGATACCGACAGCACATACTGGTATGACGGCAGCGCGTGGAAGTTCCTCCGCGGCTACGGCACGACCGCGAACCGCCCGGCGGCGAGCGACGCCTTGATCGGGGGCCAATACTTCGACACTACCCTGGACAAGCCGATATGGTCCACGGGCTCCGCCTGGGTGGACGCGACTGGGGTGGCCGTCTAAAATTTGCCAAGTTGTCTGGGGTTCCGTAGAATACGGCCCAAGATCATCTTGGTGCGAGGACCCCCAATATGCCCCTGACCCCGGAGCAAATCGAAAATATCGCCGTCGCGGCTGCGACCCGGGCGGCGAAACTATCCGTGGATGACGCGGCGAAGCGAGCCGCGGAAGCCGTGGCCATGTCACACGCGGAGCTGAACAGCGTAGTGGCGGAGGCCGTGAAGCAAACACTGGTCCAGCTCGGGGTGGACACGTCGGACCCGCTCGCCATGCAGAGGGACTTCCAACACCTCCGCCAGTGGCGCGAGTCCGGGGAGGACCTGAAACGGAAGGGGACCCTTGCCCTGCTGGGCATCTTCCTGTCCGGCCTGGCCTCCCTGATCCTCCTGGGCATCAAGGAGTGGTTCCATAAATGAGGATGCGCTTGGGCTACTTACCTTCATACCTGAAGAAGTATAGACCCCAAGCGACATCGAACCCCAGCAGCGCCTGGACTTTCGCACAGGCGCGCTTAACTTACTTGGGTTTCTTACCTGAAAATAATTCTCCCGGCAAATCGACCCCGGCGACCGGCCCAGGGAGAGTCCTCGTGACGGTGTCGAAGGTTTCCGCCGTCACTCAAGAAAGGAAGGTAAGTAAGTTAAGTAAGTTAAGAAGAAGAAGAAGAAGAATATATAAAGGGCTGTCCGGGCTGGGGTTTCCGGCACGCTTGGCTTTTTACTTTTTCGTGTCGGGAAGTCGAGCGTTGAAGTGCTATCCCAAGCGGACAACGGAACGCACTTGCGCGCTCCGTCTTCCCGGGCTAGAATAGGAGCGAACGAGAAATGGAGCTGTGAACTATGAACTACCCTTTCAAGACCGAACCCTTCAAGCACCAGCGCGAGGAGTGGGAGCGTTCACGCGAGGTCGCCGCACGCGCGATCTTCTGGGAGCAGGGCACCGGGAAGTCCAAGCTGACCATCGACACCGCATGCTGGCTCTGGCTCCGCGGCCTCATCGACGGTGTGCTGGTGGTGGCCCCGAACGGAGTACACCGCAATTGGGTTGAGAAGGAAATCCCAGACCACGTACCGGACGAGGTTATGGCTTCCGTCCGTGCCTTCCACTACCAGAGCCCGAAGGCCGACACGAAGTGGCACAAGCAGGCCGTCCGGGAGATCATCAACCACCCCGGCTTCGCATGGCTCACGATCAGCTATGACGCCTTCGTCACCGCCTCCGGAAAGCGCGCACTGATTGACTTCTTCGACCGTCGCCGCCTCCTGTACGTCTTGGACGAAGCCCACTACATCAAGAACCCCGCTTCGGAGCGCACCAAGTCCATCCTCCGCTCCGCGAAGTACGCGCCATTCAGGCGGGTGCTGACCGGGACCCCGATTGCTCAGGGACCCTTCGACGCCTACAGCCAGATCAAGTTCCTGATTGACGACTACTGGAACCGCTGTGAGTTGGGCACCTTCACGGAGTTCAAGCAGCACTTCGGCATCTGGAAGAAGGGCTGGAACCCGACCGCCTTCAACCCCAAGACCAAGAAGCGCGACGGCAACGAGTATGACGTGCTGGTGGGCTACCGCCGGTTGGACGAGCTGAACGCCCTCCTCCAGCCCGTCTCCTCCCGCGTGACGAAGGATGACGTGCTGGACCTCCCGCCGAAGCTGTACAGCAAG